GCATCCACAAAATCCTTCATAGTATCGTACTGATCCTTGCATTCCTCCCAAGCCCCAATCAAAGCAATCATCGACTTCTTAGACATCTTTAACTTGACTGCGAACTACGTTCGCGTGCTCGACCCGTTCACAAGACTCTTTTTGTTTCTATGAGCAATCTCATTTCTTGCAGCAAACTGAAGACCATAAGCAGCACCTGGAACTTGCCCTCTAGCATAACGATTCAATGTACTCCTATTCATCCTAGAAACCAAACTACCATTACTGATTATACGTTTCTCGAAATTACTTAAAGGAAAAGATTTCGAAATACTCCTTAAACTTGCCATTGCACGTGCATTTAAAGGACCAACTTTTTTCTTAATAATATCCCACATATTTTCTGGTAAATTTTTGCTCATTTATTATTAATAAATATTAAATTTAATGTACTACAAACAATCATATGATCCAAACAATTATTGGTATTTCTTAATACTTGCTCCATTTGGTGTATGTCTTCTTCTTTCATGTTGCTGCTGTAAACAAGAAAACCCAACTCCAATAACGACGACTCACCAACAACCTCTTCCTCTTCCTCAAACAACAGTATTTGTAATAGAAAGTCCGGGTTCCGAATTATCGATTGGCTATTCCTCAACTGGACTACGCTCCCTATAATTATTAGAAATTTCCCATTCAGTCTCGAGAGCTTCTATATCCTTATAGTAATTACCAAAATACACCTTCTTCAAGAACTCCTCCTTCTTCTCCATAAACATTCCAGACCAAAAGAAACGCGAAAGATCTTCAAAAGATCCCATAGAAGAATAATCAGCATAAATATTATCACCCTTGAAGTCCATTATAGAACGGAAAGTGAGCTCCCAATTTTGATAATACTTGTGATTATAAGAGTACCAATGAGCATTAAACTCTGACAATCTGTTTTGATCATCAGAATTGTAGCTCCCATTACCATCATTGAATGGAATCGCAGACCCCCATCCATCAATCGTGTTTTTGTAAACCGCGTGTCGAAACTCAGTCATCTCAGATGTGTTTGGGTACATACTTACGGTACGCCGAAGCATTTATAATACCAATTCATATAATTGTTTCTTGAACCTGTTCACGTAACTCTTTTATAAAGGTAAAGTAAATGCTGACTTCAGTAACGGTAGTTGGTTGTGCAAAAAATATAGGTGAATATATCCCAAACTCAATTAAAAAAATTGAAATGATTTGTTCATTATTTGAAAAAAGTAAAATTATAATTTATGAAAATGATAGTACTGATAATACACTAGATCAATTATTGAAATGGAAAAATGCCGAAATTATAACAGAAAAAAATGTAAAAGGGCCAAGAACAGTTAGACTTGCAAGAGGTAGAAATATTCTTTTACAAAAAGCTTTATATTATGATTATGAATATTTTGTAGTTGTTGATATGGATGACAAACTTTCAGATCTTACAAAAAGTGCATTTTTATCAAGCTTTGATGATAAGAAATTTCCAAATTGGAGTATGATTGGATCTAATCAAAGAGGAGAATATTATGATTTATGGGCTCTTAGAACTTTCGATGGTTGGATGCCTTTTGATTGTCATGAATGCGTTAGAAAAACAAGAAATAAAAATTATTGTATAACTTCTAGACTTGTACATATAGATGAAAATTCAGAACCTATAAAAGTAAAATCATGCTTTGGAGGTCTTGCAATTTATAAAACAAAATATATAAAGTATTCAAAATATAATGGTTTAAATTCAGAAGATCAAGAAATCTGCGAACATGTACAATTTAATGAGGATATAGGAAATATATATATAAATCCTAAAATGATTAATCACATAACTAAAAATAACAATATCATATTTTTAATCGCAATAATTTTAACAATTTTTATAGTTAAAAAAATATTTGGTTGATTTAAAAATGGCAAAGGGTGTCGTTGAGAAGGTGCCAGACAAACTTACTGACTCTGAGAGGAAGAAGATCAAGCAAGCAAATAAAGCAAAGGCGAATCCAAAGTTGACTGCTGAAAAACAAAAGAAAAAGGCGGAGAAAAACGGTGATGAAGAAAAGAAAATAGAAGATAACAATAAATGAACAATATAACCCAGACTCTTGGACCTTACTCCAAGAACTGGGCATTTACAGGAAGTGTAGCCATGGCTATTCATGGTAATAGACTTGGTGTAAAAACCAGAACCCCACAAAATATAAACATTGCAGTTCACCCAGACCATATGATGACTACATACACACGTTTAGTAGGAAATAAATGGGTACCAACAAGCCCACCTGGTATGCGTCCAAGAAGAATTCACCTTACAAAAAATGGTAAAAACCTTGATATTTTAGCAGCTGGAAAACTTGCACCAAATATAAGTCACCGAAGAAAATACAAAGGTCACCCACCAGTCATGAGTATTCAATCCCTATTAAAGAGACAAGAAAATATGAACAATTCAAACAAAAGAAACAGGAATATTAAAACACTCACCCAAATGAGCAAACGACCAGGTGCTAACAACAATTATGAAAGTCCAGTTAGATCACCAAAACGTACGAATAATAATGCTAATTACAGAACTCCTTGATTCTGTCACCTCACAAAAGTAAAGATTTACTAACTGTTCTCCGCAAATCAGTTGGTTGTAATTCAATTGCTTCTCGGACCCCTTTAATATCAAGTTTATTTCCGTTTAATATACTATCATCCCTTCTCTCGATGTCATCCATTGCAATTTCGGCTTTGGTTTCATCAAGTTTTCCATACTTTTTTTCAGATTGCGCCGTCATGTTGAATGTTGGAATCACTTTGTCAATCTCAGGTGCCTCATCCTTATAAAACGTATCAATTGCCAATTTTACCCCCTCATCCTTTGTCATTTTCTTGACACCATCCTCAACCTTCACAAGAACCTCATTCTTATTAGTGTTTGGTATGACTATGTTACAGTATTCCGGGTGCTCAGGGTTACAATGCAGTAACTTGTATATTCCAACAACCAAACGGTCCTCGTCGTTCCCGGACATCATGTATTTATCATGCGCCTCCTCTATTCTTCTATGGAAATCAGTATTCTTGAGTATATCCAATATCGTCTCCTTACCCACATTGCATATGATGAAATTGTTGTAAACCACGTCACCATTGGAGTGTACACTCTTCATGTGGCGGTCAAGGTTACGATATCTCCACTGTCCAGCATCCTCAAAGTTTCTTTTACAAAAAGGACAGATTGCAGGTTTATCATTTTTCTTACGACCCATCTTTTTACTTCTCCTGAAGAAAATAAGTTGCCAAAAATGGGCAAAATATTTTCACCAAGTGTATATTTGTTATACAAGTAACCATATGATTATTTGGCAACTTATTCGTGGCAACTTATTATTTTTGTTACCTAATTATTACATGAATAAGTTGCCAAATAAGTTGCCCGGAGGGGGGACTCCCTAAAATATTTTCTCCTTGGAAAATTCTTCTTATTTGAAGAGAGAAGAGAGTGTGTTGAGTGGTCTCAAAAATAAATTGCCAAAAATGGGCAAAATATTTTCATCGTGCATGTGATTTTTAGAGGACTTATTTTTGGTACACCTTTCGATTTCCTCTCATTGTATATTGACCACCCCTTGGACCATAATAAATCTTGGGTGAGGACAAAAGTTTTACGTTTGGAGAAGGAACCCTGATCCTTGCATAAACCGCCCACATCTTCTTTGCTTTTGGAAGGTTTGTTCGAATGTTCACAGAGTTTGGTGCCAACTTTCTTATTATATGAATCATCGGTGGAGTGGGTGCTCTATTCTTGAAAACCTTTGGCTCATTCACATGAACCGCCTTTACCAAAACACCTCTCTTCATCACTTTTGCAGCGTTCAAAACCACCTGCGTCAACTTTTTCCCTATTCCCCTCCCCTTTGGTTCAGCATACACCACCCCATTGTTTGTTATGTTCCCAACCTTTCCAAGTTTATTTGGTGAACCCACCAAGCCAACTGGAAACCTTCCATTCCCGTTATTTGATTTATAAATCACATACAATTTACCATCTTGATGGCGCACTGAAAACTCTGGTTTGTTTTTAGTCACCTCTTTAAGTGCCTCTTCAAGCTTGTTCATTTTATTAGAAAGCCAACAATTTTATTGTTGTACAATAAAGATGGTGGTTCCATATCTCAGACAAACTGAGAGTACGTGTTATTTTTACACCATAATAAACTCCATGGCTACAACAAAGTATGGGAAACGTCTTCTCCTTTCAAAGATGAAGGCATTCTACAAGAAACTTTCCCCACAAATGAAGGTGATGTTCAAAGACACAAAACTGTGTTTCAGAAAATCGCATCTCCCAGAAATCAAACGGTTCATTTTTTACAAGATGATTTATAACCTGTGGACTGAAAAGATAAAGAAAAAGAAGATGGGAAAGTCTGCACTCCTCTACAAAAATCTTGAATTGAACACAAAAGGACATTCCATTCACAGAGGTCATGACATAAATAAAGCGCGTTCAGACATATTAAAGAGTCTTGGAATCAACTTTGCAACTGAATATGTTCACGATAAACAGGCTCCAAAAATAACTTCCAGAACCAACCTTGTAGTTGTTACAAACAGAAACATTTTATACAACTTGGCAAGTTCCAATTCTGATAAAAATCCAATTTTACCAACAAAACTTCCAGGACATCCCGATTTCGAACTCGATCATGCACTCATTGTTCTTGATGGACATGTTGTATCATCAGTTACAAAAGAGTTAACCAACAAGACCATAAAGCATGTTATAACAGGAATTCGTCTAGCAAATGATGGGTACACAGTTATAGACCCACATGGATACAATGTTCCATGTGATTGGAGAAATCCAAAGAATTTCGTAAAAATATTCAAAAAGAAATGGCCATGGCATTCATATACAGATTATTATAGATGGGATGAAGGGTGGAGATACCATTCCGCAGTGTACGTGAGAAAGGAGAAACTTCCGGCTTTCGCCGTGGTGAAAAATCTTGGCGCAAAGACCGTTGCTAGAACCGCCACTGCAAACCTTGGTGTAAATAAAAAGGGTCGTCAAATTCTGAGAGGACCCATGGGTGGTAAGTATGTGATGCTTGGAATTTCAAAACAGTATATTGGACATAAGAAATGAACAACTCATTCGTGTCTCTTCCTCAACAGAATGAAAGCAAGTGCAAAGAACCAAAATGGATGACCGTTCAGAGGTGCGCGCCACTCGGGCATTTCTTAATAATTAAACATTCTTTTTTTTAAACTTGTTCATAAGAATGAAAATTTTCGCAACGATATTTTATACCACCCATAATTATTGTCATGACTAAAGAAGTTGAAGAAGATATCCAAATCGGAGGTTGCTTCAAAGCAATACCATAAAATGTAGTCATTGATAATCCTGTACCCCACATAGATAACATTCCCCACCCAACACCTTTCGTGTCCCTTGTGTTATACATATGATAAATCTGAGGCACACCTGACATTGTTGTCACAAAACCACCGATCAATCCAATGGAACTTACAAAATTCATTCATATTTTTAAAAGTCAAACTTTTAAACCGAATGGGATTTCCCTTTGAGTCTTCTTGTGTTGTGCTTTGGATCCAAAAACAAATAAGCAGCTGGAACACTTCTCTTATTAAGTGTCTTTCTTCCAGCTTTTTGATGATGATACTTTATTGAGGTTACCATATAATTATGTAATGCATTGGTCATATTTCTACCAACAACCGCGTTAAAGCGACCTCTTGGTCTAGGTGGCGATGGCGTTGAATACTCACCCCTATTTTTGAGTAACTTCAAAACCTGATTCGTTATGTTTTGCTGATGAAGAAACTTTTTTGTATTCACCTTCTTTGTATATTTTGGTGTAAACAAACTTCTATTTTTAGGATTCTTCTTGGCAATGGGTCTTGCCAATGTCAAGAAATGTTTTGAGCTGATCATTTATTATTAGTTTATATTAAATGTCTCAGTGTGACAAAATGATGGATGCGATGAATCATATAGAAGGGTTTCAATTAGAAATTGTTGAATTCTCCAACTTTGGCCACGCATTCATATCAGGAACTCTGAAAAGTTCTCCTGGTACCCACATGGATATAAAATACTATGATGGGGAATACAACATAATATTTTATACATTCAAGTGTTGTTTCAAAGTTAATCTCACCATAAAACGCACTGAAGAGATTAATAAAATCATAAATCAGATAATGAAAAATATTCAAGGCTTGAAACACAGACATTGACCCCTATAAGTTTCTTGCATGACTTCAGCCATGAGCTTTTCAACACGTGTTTTATTATAGTATCCAAAGTGATCCATAATAATATCTTCAGCAATGTACATTCCAATACAGATACCAAGAATAGAAGAAAAAATATCAATCAAACGACCCAAGTTCTTTGAAATTGCCATTTATATATTAGACTTGTTCTTTTTTATTACAAGATGAAACTCAGGTGAAACATCTTGATCTTTCAGGTAAAAGTAAACGAGACCTTGACGTGGATCCATAATTGCATGAGCATATTTATAATAAGTATCATATGTTACATTTATATAAATAAGCTCCTCGTGACCCCTGTACCCATCAACAAGAAGACTCTCATACTCAAACAGAGTCCCGAACCACATTTAGTTTTAAAGAAAATTTTATTTTTATATATTAAATGTCCACCCAAAAGGAACTCCTTTACAGCGCTCAGGCTGCGCTGCTCTTTGTAGTATTCTCCAGCCCAATGACCTATAAGCTCATACGTAAAGTACTGGGTCCAGTTATCTCCAATGTAGAAGGTTTACCCCACCCAACCGGTATCGCCCTTCATGCAATTCTCTTTGGACTCACAGTCTTTCTGCTCATGAAGCTAAACACAAAGGGAAAGTAGGATTTTTTTAATTTTTTAAATTTATTCCAAGCAACAGCGCGCTTCAAATCAGGAACTCCAATCTCACCTTTCCACTCTGCAATAAACTCCTTGTAAAGCTGACCGTCGCTCATTTTTCATTCTGTCTAAAACAAAAGACTTTACTTTTAACCTGTTCACATCACCCTGTAAAAATCTTCTTAAATGGACTTTTATCCAAAGGTAAACTGAGCCACTCACGCGTTCTCTCCAAAAAATTACGCGCCACTCTTTCAGACTCGAAAATTCTCATAACATGTTCAGGAAAATCACTTCGTACAGATATCCTCTTACAAATCTCGAATACATTATTCATTCCAGATTTGTAATTGGTGACATTTTTCGTAAGATGTTTCAAACTCGGCATCAACCAAGCAAGAGACCAAGTGGCACAGAATGAATCATCCTCATGATGTTGTGTATGATACCCTTCTACACGAACCGGTTTCTTGGTAAATTTTTCTATGTGACCAATAACCTTTTTATCAGCCCATGCTCCATAAGTCCCCTCTGATGGAGCTGGATCAAATACGACTGTTTTATTTGCATTCTTTTTATATGCGATAAAGTGACCCTGACCACCAATCTTTGAATTGGAAATGTATATGGTACCCTCAGATTCTGGTGACTTTTTATCAGACCCAAACCCAGTTCTAGAATTGCACGTGTAATCAGCTTTACCAGTGAGTGCAATTCTAAAATCTTCATCATTCATAACATGGTCCCACCGTTCCTTCCACGTTTTGACAACAGCAAAAGAGACAACCATTTGTTTTATAATTGTGTAATTTTTTAAACGTCGGTCTACAGAGTAGAATTTCTACAGAGTAGAAAGCTTAGTAGCAAACTCCGGTATCGTGTCCCCCTCCTTAATAAAAAACCCAATCTTCCCATCGAGCAAGTTGATCACCACACTATCAAACTCCATCATCGGAGAAAACTTAGTAGTCAACATCCGAATCGTCTTGTACACAATCATGTTAGGCGCAGTAGCGGTCAGCGTCTCGTACGTGAACAGAGTGGAGAAGGTGTTTGTCATCTTGGACAATTCAAAGAATTGGACAATTCAAGGATTTGGACAATTCAAGGATTTGGACAATTCAAAGAATTGGCTTTTGAACCTGAACACGTGACTCACTTTTTTCTATAAGAACTAAAAGTTTTATTTATACTTCCTGTGACCTGTCTAATTCTTCCTTCAATCACATCCAATTCAGACAGTAGCTTTTCAAGAAGATGAACCTTACGCTTCTTCTCACTTAAAAGAGCTTTAAGCTTCTCTTGTTTATTCATGATACCAAGTATCATCGATTTTGGAGCAGGTTTAGGGTACAATGGAGGGCGACCTTGTGAACTCATTTACTTAATTAAAATATTTTAATCTGAAATATCTACCATCTTTTGTAACCAAAAATCTCTCATGTATGGATTGTTCTATCAATGCATCCTGCTCTCTCAAATAAGTCCTCGTTGTAAACACATAGTTGCTCGTTATGTTTACAAAGAGAAATTTGTAGTGTCCTTTCAACTTGCGAATAACATCAAAATATTTGTCATAAAACCAAATGGAATCCTCAAAGACAATAGCCATACTATACATTTTTCCTTTGAATAACACCTCATAAAAAACTAAATTACCATAATATTTTCCACAATATTCCCATGTTATCTGAAGGTGTTTTCTGTTGATACGGGTCCAGTTGCGCATCAAACCCAAAAAGTCTGAACACGATTCACTTTAAAAATATTCAAAAACGCACGGAACCAAGGTCCAATTACAGCGTAATTGTTCATCTAACTAACAAACACTTCTAATTTTTAATATCATAATCCATCCTATAAACCACCCCATCCTCCGTGTAGAGCAACTCACACCCATGAATGTTCATGTACCCTGTGCTGTACCCTGGATGAATCTTCAGATCCTTCAAGATTGCATCGGTTCCCCAATATGGATGCTCAAGAATACTTGGCTCCTTTAAGCCATGTGCCATGGATACAAACTCTGAGATGACCCCATTCAAATCAACCACTGGAATAATGTGAGATCCTGGCATCAAAACCAAATCACACACCGTATTCACATATATGGGATGTGGCTTGTACTTTTTGCAGGGGAAGAACCAACCACTTTGTGGTTGTCCACTTTCTTGATCCTTAGAAAGCCTCATTGGGTGCCACTCCGTCACAAGTACTCCCGGTGCAGTCTCACACATTTGAATGATAGCATCGATGTGAAAACGAACCACCTTCCTGACGACACCTCCACCAAGCAACTTGTCACCAGCTTTCAATTGATATATGGGAAGAATGGTGGACCCATCTGACAAAACAACTGTTGTATCCTCATCCAGACAACCAATACCACACTTTGGTCCCTTGTACTCCTTGACGCGCCCACAATCACACTGACCTGATGCATATCCACCCTTTACACAATCTGGAACCCAATTTGGACCAGCTTTCCGGTATCGTTCATATGCAATTCTTGTTTGTTCATCTTGACCCCAAATATCATTCTTGGGGTACCTCTCGATATTCGGCTTGTCCATCCTTTTTTAACACGAATCAAATGATTCGGTCTGAACCTATCCACGCCACCTATTAATATTATTTAGCACATTCTGTTTGGACACTGGTACATTTCCACCATAATGAACCCATTGTTTCCGGTGTTTTACGTATGGTGAACCATTCCCCCAATTTTGATGCTTGACCCAAAATATCAACTGACTCAAAGTAATATTCTTGTACTTGTTGTTCGCAGCCTGTCTTGAAATATTTCGAGCTGCCAAATAATTTGAAACTTTATTCAAAAGTCTCTGTCGAGCCGCCTTGCTGGCATTTGAAGTGTAGTGCCTTCTCTTCTCGTATCCAGCAGTTGTGTGATGCTTCTTTTTGCGAGTCTTCATCTGACTAATTAAAGGATCTATACGAGTCCCTTTAATAACCCCATAAACAGGCTTGCGTCTTCCCTTGTGATTTATTGTGAAGGTATTTTTCCTTTTATTTGCAAACAACACGGTGGTTCTATTGATGGGTAAATAATATTCCCAATTTGTTCTTTTATACGCAGCTGGGCCAACAACTTTATTAATGATGTTCATTTACATTTATCAACGAGAAAAATCCAATTGTCTAGCTCAATGCTACTATTATATCCGGCTTTTCATCCCAATTTATATAAAAGTAAAGCTCCCCTAAATCCGCTTCGAACTCAGCATAAGAGTAGTATGTATCTTCGTACATCACATCTTTATAAATGATATTATCACTCGGGTCACGATCCCGAAATTCATAAGTGAACAGATTCTTACCAAAGGTGTGTACCATTTTTGATACAAATCTTTGATTTGACTTTCGGACCTGTTCACGTGTCCAATTGCTTTGCAATTGTCCAATTACTTTGAAACTGTCTAAATACTCTGAGATGCCCACTCGAATGCAGCAGGGGTATCCTCCCCATCAAAGTGACGCGTTCGAGTGATCCCAAGATCATTGGCACACTCCAGATCCGCACCAATATAAATCAGCTCCATCTTTGAAGCCTTGATCATATCCTTGATTGCACCCTTTGTGTACTTCCTGCTCGCATTTTCAAAACCATCCGTCAAAATGACAAACTTTGTTTCAACCTCACCACCATACTTGAGGAGAATCTCACCCATGGAATCAAGCAATGCAGTGTTTCCCTGTGTGACATAATCATCAGTGACCAAATTCTTGACATCAGAGACTTTCAGGTTATCATAAAAACATTCACACTTGTCACTGAACATGTAGAGTGAAAAGAGTGAATCTGGTTTATTCTTCTTGAGGTCCTTGAGGAAAGAGTTGAAACCACCAACTGTATCTTCTGCGCGGTAAAACATCGAACCAGACTTGTCAAGGAGAAAGACAGTTGCGGACGTTGCCATTTTTAGTTACCATTTCAACGCGTTTTGTTTTTAAATCTTTACAAATATTAATAAATGAAAAGACACCCTAGACACATTCAACCGTCGACAACTCATATGAGTTGGCCCCAAAGATACTTTTCAGGTTTGAGTCCCTCCATGAAAGTCAAACGTGAAAAGGAACTCCTCAAAAGAAGGAAAACTCCATATTCCAAATTGAAACTTGGAGCCTCTGACGCAGTTGCAAAAAAATCAAAATCAAAGTGGACCCTTCTGTTTCACAAAACGTATCCAGGACTCTCCTCCAACCGCTCTTTAATTGCAAGAAGGACAGGAATCCCAAAGTCAACTTTAAATACTGTATATGATAGAGGGCTTAAAGCATGGAAGACTGGTGGGAGTCGCCCAGGTGCCACTGCAATCCAATGGGGAACTGCTAGGATGTACAAGTATGTTTTGGTCACCAAGAGAAAGGCTCCACCTGCTTGGTACAAGACAAGGTTTGATCCAAATAATAGTCTGCGTCAATAAATACCAACAACTCGTTCCACTACCATCGTCATTTTAAAAAAATAAGCAATATATCTTTATATAATGAACAAAGAGTGGACAGAGTGCTATGAATATTTCAAGAATAGAAAGTTTATCGAGAAACCTCCTAAAACTTTGGTTAATTTAAAGCAGACAACCATTGTAACACAAAATGCTGTGCATCCCAAACCCATGTCTTATTCTCAAGAAGATTCAGAGGAACCTAAAGAACAGGAAACGGGACGGACTTCAGCGACTACGCGAAACTCATGTGGTGAAAGAGACTTCAAAGAAGTCAATAATCATCCCAGAGATTCTATTTGAAGATGATTTTCTCAGGGAGAGGAAAAACTATTACAATATTTTTGACGACGAGGACTACTAAAGATTTTATTCACTATAAAACAAATGTTTAAACGCTGTGAAATCTTGAATAAATTTTATGAGTTTTTCATGAAGAAGGTTCCAGGTCCAACTATTAATAATCGTCTGTACATCAAGGGAAATGAGACGATTCTCAAAGTCAATAAAGATGGTTCAAAGTACGTCAAGACGGAGATTATTAAACTCTAAAGCCAAACGCCTCTTACAAATCTCATCACCCGGATCAATTAAACGCATCCGATCCCTTATCCCCCTCCATCTTTTTTGAATGGTGGTTGCTGCCAATATATTCAGCCGCCATTCAAAATAGACGAGATCCAGTTCTGCATTGAGCTGCTGAGACCTCTCCTCCATTGTCAAATGAATTGTTACATAATCAACACTCCCACCATGCCTATAAAATAATTGAGTTCTTGGTGTCCGATACCACGCAATCGCACCTTTAATACTCCCGATGGTTGATTTCATCTCAACAATCGAAGCATGTTCCATATCAACTGAGCAAGTTGAATAAGTGTCGAAGTTGGACCTGTTCACTTAACCTGGTAATAAATTTGATTTTCTCCACTCATTATATGTATTGATATTAGAGAGACCAAGATTTTTTACAATCCTTACCATCTTATTAAAATGACGTAAATGAGATTCATTGTTCTTGTTCATGGGACCGGCTCCAAAAAAATGTGTCAGTTGAATTTTTCTTGATCTTAAATTAGTTTGAATATCTCGTTTGAATCTATCTTTTTCACTTGGTACCAAAGACTGAAATCTATGCTTTATAGACACTGGGTTAAAATTTCCTCGTCTAAATCCACCTTGTATAACATAATCTACGATATTACTATGTTTTAGTTTCTCATGTCTTGCTATGGTTACTTTATTCATTGCAGTGAGACCTGGTTTACCTTTTGGTCCCATGATTGTCGCGAGTGGTCTACTGAATTTTACACTTTGTCCACTTCTTTTTAAGAGCCTTGGCCTAGCTGGAATTTTACCACCCGGTGGTATATTTCGACCCCTTAAAGAATTAAGTGTTCTAATTTTACCTTCTTTTAAACTATGAATGTAACTTTTTGCAAGATGAGGATTTAAAACAAACCACGGGTAAAGATTTTTCATGCGTTGTTTCATAGGTAGTCGACGAGTGTAATTTTTCTTAGGAGGTAACATTTACAATAATACACGGGAAAAAATCCAACTTCTAGAAGGCCTCATCCTCCCTCCTAGCTAGGTACATCTCATTCCTCTCTTCCCAGTGAGCATACTCCCTCTCAATCTCATCCCCAAACTCAGAGTCCCTATTCATCTTAGTGATAAAGTCATCCTTCTCCTCGTTGGTCAAAGATTGCCAAAACATTATGCACAACTCTTCAGTGGAAAAGTAATGAATCCCCTCAAAAAAGAACCTTGTCTGATCATCATGTGACCATCTTTCAATCGCCTCTCTGGTGATTTCCCACCGGTCCCTATAGTATTCCCATGAGTTCCAAGAGTTGGCGTACAGCTTCAAATGGCCTATACGACTCTCAATCTCCTCTTTTAGCTGGGGATCCATATCAGCGTTGATAAGGGAGTTGTTTTTCAAATGGAATGCCCAACTGTTCACAGTTGTCACGAGCCTGTAGACGCATCTCCAAAATTTCACCAAGTGTTGGAATCTTTTCGTGCTTTTTAATCTTGACAATCATATCCTCACGCGTCGGGAGAATCAACTGTGGGTAATTTGACATGAATAGTTGTCCAACTATGAATAGTTGTCCCGAACCTGGTCACGCAACATTATCAAAATTGGTAAAGTACCATAACATTGCACCCAAATTCAATTGGGTCTGTTGCTTTATAATCTCATCGATTCTCTTTTCACTCTTGTGAAGCTCCATCAAATAATTTGAAATCTCAATGTACTCCTGATCAGTAATAGTCTCCTTTGCATCATCAACAATCTCAAGAATCTTTTTAAGTAACTCAAGTCTCTTTTGACTCATGATACTGAATATAGATTATATTTTTAAGTAGACCAAAACATTCTGGAAACGCGTCTCAGTTGTTCCATACATCTTATGATACCACCTGTAAAGTGTTTTATTGTCCAGAGATATATTTTTGAGGGAACCATTCATCGGATCATACAACTTTGTCCTTGTAACTGCAATGGAATGACCCTTATTCTGATAAATAGAAGCCCCATTTATCATTGCGTGACTAAACTTGTACCTTTTTCCAAGTATCAAAAGATCTTTTGGTGCCAGAGTGAGATTTGCATACGGGAAGGAGCATGCAATTATTTGAGGAGGTTCAAGGACCAATGATTTGTTCATCTTTACGGGTTTTGAATGTATAAATTCACCAGTGCTGCGTATTCTTGAATTGATCCAAGCATATTCACCTGGAAAAGTCAAATCCAAGAAACGTCCAAGATCCAACCCAGTTCCGTAATTCGTCTTGTTATTTTTGGTTCTCAATCCACTATTCTTGATAACTTTATTTTGATTAAAATTTGCACCCCGCCCATGTCTATACACATATTCCCAAAACATGGCAGACCCAACTCTGGGACAAGACTTTAAAGGAACCTCTTTATCACTTTTGAATTGTTTCGCCTTTTTCATGAGAAGAATTCTGGCACCTCGACTCATGTAAAACCCATTGAGTATTGAATGGAACCAGCACGTTTCCCCTTTTTGTTTCGTTGTCATTATTAATATTTCTTTATTTTAAATGAGCACTAGAAAAACTGGTTTACAAAAAGTCAGCACTGCTTTACAACATGCAAAGAAACCAGACATTTATATAATCAGCGGTCATGGAAATTTTCAAAAAGAAAAGATACGGTTAGGTCCTGGACAATACGTTGTTCATCTTGCATCAACTGGATGTAGTTTAGGTGCAAAAGACACACCATCATATAGCAAATCATTCAGAGACTGGATCAGGAATGATATCGATATGAGAAGATATCTCAGAGGGGAACCTTCAAAAAGTACAGTTCCAGTAGCTTTTAGTATTATGAGTGGACTCGATGTTCATGGACCAGGTGAAGTTATTGCAGATATTGGGGTAGCTCTGTACACATCAGGACCTGACGCAAGTCCCCGCAATAAACTTCCTGTAAATTTGATGTACAGTCCAACAATTCCATCCCCACGTATAGCTGGTGTCAGTCCATATACAAGCAGAAAGTGGTGCGGAATGTTCAAAACTGGTAATGGAGTATTAAAACCAACTGTTGTTGTCCCATACACAAATAAATTTGATGATAATTCAATTAAAGAACTTTTGAAAGGAAGAAAGGGTATTTTTATTATTTCAGCATGTAGAAGCCCAAGATCTGAAAATTATGCTCCAAGTTTTCTAAAGAATGTGGCTACAAACAAAAAATTGACTTCAAAACTAGAAAATAAGATACTTGATATTACTCCTAATTACAATACAACACCACTTCCTGAAAATCTAAGAAAGAAATATGTTACTCTTGCAGTAAATGAGAAACAGAGACATGTTTTCACAACTGCCCAAATAGCACAACTTGTAAATGAAAACCTGGCAAAATATTACAAGACAAGAGTCAAGACAATTTTAGGCAGAGTGCCAAAAACAAATGCAAATTATAAGCGTGCTGTAAAGAGAGCACGCGGGTCTCCAGTGAGCCCCTCACCAAATAAAAAAGCTCCTAAGAAGAACAGCGGCAACGGCCCCAAAAAATGAGGAATGCTGCAAACAACATTATGTAACTGTGATTTGCTGAAAGAAATGCATTCTTGAAACCAATCAATATGAACACGTGAGCAATAACTACAATGGAAAGTCCAGTGTAAAAGGCAATTTGTTTGTTGTTCATTTATAATGTTGTGATATAATAAAATGGGTGCTTGTTTCTCAGCCGCTGAACCTCTCATTGTCTCTGAAATGGAGACTGTTGTCATCCCAAAGATTGTTGCTGAGATAGAGTCTGTCATCATTCCAAAAATTGTTACCGCCATGGAAGCCAGACTGAATGAGATTGCTGCTGAACACGCACCACAGACGACAACTACTTTGTAGACAACTACTTTGTAGACAACTACTTTGTAGACAACTACTTTGTAGTTGGTTTTGCCCCATATTTTTTGACTGCACCCACCATCACATAAAGACCACCTCTGGGTCCTTTTATAATCTTTCGTCCTTGTGAATTTCTACCATGTGGTGCGGGGGACAACTTCTTTGAAGTTGGACTTTTCTTTGGGGGACTTTGACTTCTCAGTGGAGAAGTCTTCTTCAAACTTGGTTTAGCCCCATACTTTTTGGTGGCACCAACCATAACATAAAGACCACCTCTGGGTCCTTTTATAATCTTTCGCCCCAATGAGTTTCTACCATGTGGTGCGGGGGACAAACGTTTCACGTTTGGACTTGGACTGACTCCTCCCAGACTAAATTCTGGGAGCCCTTTCGTCTTAATATAAGTGATGGATGTATATACCCACCTAGTAAATATCCCACTATAATGATTTTTCCAAACTCTTTCAACATCTTTGGGATTTAGCCAATCACATTTGTACCTTTTACCATTACTTGAATCTTGTAGTTCAAACGTGTTATCTGGCAGTCTCACAGCTGCAATTACATGGGCATCTTTATTATTATTAATATTTATAGTTGCACTATCAACTACAAAATCAGAATCACCTGGCATGAAATTTTCTATTCGGGAAGTTGGTAAACCGTAATTTACTCTTTCATCATAAGCTGCCAACTTTACAACACACTCTGTTTTTGTGCTTGGTTTGTATTCTTGACCAGAGAACCATATTTCTTTATGAATACCAATTGCGTTGAAAATACTGTTCCTGGTTGGTGCTGTATATCCAGTTTGTATAAACTTTATACCAAGATTTTTAAAAAGTTTTACTGATCCCTTAAGTTCTCGATATCCTTTCCAATAATTATAAATGAATTTAAAGAAGATGAAACGTTTCACTGAAGGTAAATCAGAATACTTTATACATACATGACGATTGAAAAATATTTCTCTTTGTGCTTCAGATAGTTTCGATAAAAACTCATTCATTTTTACTAATAAAAGTCTTCGCCCCCATTTTGTCTCTGCAAGTGTATTCAAAACACTATAAAAATAACAAGTCTTTTGCGTCTGTACCAGTGGCATTTTTAATATTTAGAAATATTAAAAATGCTTAAAGACTTTTTATTTGGTGTTTTCGGCACTCTTATTGTACTCAGATTTCCAAAAAAGGAGACGCACAAATATTGGAAAGAAGAATTTTGAACAACTACTTTGTAGTTGGACTACAAAGTAGGTGGCACTGGCCAAATGTACTCCGGGTATTCTTCTTGTGACACATCAAAATGATAAAAGTCTGGTTTCTTCCTATTCAAAGAAGCTTGATGAGACTTGAATACATCCTCTCGCCCCCACCAATCTGGCTTCTTTGGATTTTTACAGTGTGGAAGTTTCTCCATAGTATTCTTGTATCCACGAAGGATCCATTCGTCTATACACGCATTACAGTACATTGCCAAGAAACAATCATAGCCTCTCCACATTCTCACAGCCGGATGATTTTTCCAGCCGTGAGAATATCCCTTGAGAGTTCTCCATATTTGATAAGCTTCTACGCGTTGTTTACCAAGTCTGCGATAATCAAGCGCTTTTGCGTTTTTGATCAGATCGGGGGAAGTTACAAACGTATTTACCATCTTCGTTGAAATTTACTTCAAGAAGTTCAGATGAGGCCCGTTCACTTATCCTCGAAAGTTTATCAAGATTTGCAATTGAAAGTGGTACCCACGTCTCCTCTTGAATACCAACTGTTTCACGACGACGTGGGAAGGACAACCGACTACTTGTAGTCGTTCCGGAGTTGGACAAAGACGTGTCTTTGGTCTCGGGGGGCTCAAACCAGTTCATATTATTCTTATATATTTTAATATTTTTAAGTAATAAATGTTTCACATCGGTTATATTGGTTTGATTGTTCACGAATAAATTTTGCGATCGTTATTCCTTATTACCTATAGATTTATGTTTCAAGAGCTCATATGGTGAAAAATGTGCAGCTGAACAAGAAAAAGCTGTAAAATTCGCATGCGATGGGGGGTGTGGAAAACGTGTTCAGTAAAACATATTGTTTAATTGCATGGCAACATCAACAGAATCTTGCCGGCTATTTTTAGCCGTGATCTGGATTTGTTCCTGAATTCCAAAATGGGGAGGAAAATTACGAATTGGACTTTCATAATTATTTCCAGCCCCCTTTACCCAAACATTTTTTAGGGACCCATCTTGTGAAAATGATGGTGTTATATCATTCTTCCTCTCAACCCTCTCATAGATATTTCCCATGTATTTTCCATTGTAATAAACATCAGCCGTACAATTCTCGAAAAAATCGAGTTCCATTTCAAATATCAACGAATCGAATATTTAAGCCTCTTTGAAGGCGGTTCATCCATGCTATCTACATTCTTACGTTTATTATTGACCACTGGAACCACTGGAACCACTGGAACCACTGGAACCACTGGAACCACTGGAACCACTGGAACCACTGGAACCACTGGAACCACTGGAACCTCTATTAACCCCAAAACCTCCTTCACAATCTTGAGTGAACTCTGATAATCAGCAAAGAAAAATTCGTTATCAAGATTTACTCTTTTAAAATTTTCCCCCATTTTTTGTTTGATTTTTCTTTCAATCTCTAGACGATTTTTAATTTTGAAAGACCATATATTAAATATCTGATAACGTCCATATGATCTTATTCTTTTCTTGAGATTGCCACTTTGACCCACTTTGATTTGTCTCCTTCCATCTCGGATAAGATCAATCAAATAAATTCCAGACAAATGGTCATAGAAATCTTTTGTATATTCCACGGTGTATTTTTGTCTGCGAAATGTAGGCTTGGTTCGCGCCATTTTAAACAACTACTTGTAATTAAAAAGTTGTCTGAACCTGTTCACATTTCTTTTATTTATAAACGTGTATTTGGTATTCTTCTACCACCATATCTCGCATTACCAGCTAATCTACGCGTCCAAGCAAGCTCTCTTAACTGTGCGCGTGTCAAGGGATTATTTCTGAAAATTGTATGTGCAAGTGCATAATTATTTCTTGATAATTCAGCAATGGTTGGAGCTGCCAATCTTGCATTCTCTCTTTCTACTGCTCTTGCTACTATGTTTCTAACCATAGTACGAACCTGTGGTGGAACTCTTCTAGCAGCATTCACAGCAGCTTTACGTCTATTTTTGCTTGCAGTCATTGCAGCTGAACGACGCGCCTCTGACATTTTCTTTCCTGTACGGCCTTTAGACTGAGATTTGCGTTTTTCTAATCTCTGACCAGCGTGTGTTTTTTTGTAAGCTTCCATGTTGGCTTTGCGTTTTGCCATATATAATCCAATATTACCAAGTTCATATTCCATTTTATTAATACTTTATATTTTAATATTAGCGCGCTCTGAAACTTTTCTCTTCTTGGCTGGTCTTCTTGGTGAAGGAGTATTTCTTCTTATACCAAGAGTCGCAACGCGTCTTGTTAGATTTCTTGATGTTGCATTATTAGACAAGTTTCTTCTTGATGTGCCCGTTGATCCAAGTGACATCGTTCTTCGTGAAGCTGAACCTACATTGGAATTTGCATTGGAACGCGCTCTCCCTGGTCTTGTTACATAATCAATTGCATGTCGAACAGATGTATAATTCAAAGCTCTTTTTATGTAAACCAATCCTGCATATGCTACTGTTGAATATCTATAGTGTGCAATAAATGGAATTGATAAAACTTCAGGCAAATAATTTGCCCAATCACACTGTGTTACACTTTGTGTAGACGAATCTACTATATATTGTACTCTATTATATACGATACCGGTTACAAAATGTGAAACGACACCGGGTCCACCGATATTTATGAACGCATGATCTAAAAATAACCTGTCATTATCTATACTTTGTTCAGCTCTGGTGGCATTGTAATTAGCTGTAAATATTTTTACTGACATGCATTTTCGTAATGGGGGAACTCTGTTATTAAGTGCAAGACCATTATATTCTATTTCTGTTATACTTTTTAAAGAAGGTGACGCGTTGAAAAGATTCCTGACTATTTGGAATACTGACATCTGTTGATTACTTCTTAAATTAGGAACAAACGTTCTAGCCAAATTAAGTGAGCACAACCTTGTATTCAGAGAATCAGAAAGTAATAAAGAAACAGCTTTCCAAAAGAAAACTTCTCGGTTTGTATAAACAGCAGCTGGATTATTAAACATGGTTCTATTTGCTTGACTTAAATTACGTGTATAATTACGTAAAGCAAAACTAAATAATTTCCTACCACCCGGTGTAATCAAAAATGCATTTAAAACCGAATGAAAAGCACATGTATTAAATGTACCCTGTGAAGTTACTCTTCTTCTTATTATATTTAGATTACTCATTTATAAATGAGCAACTTTTTTTATCGAATGTGCCTTGGCAAAATATACTCAAAATTGATTGGAAGATCAGTATCCAAATCAAAATTCTCAAAGAGAATCTTCTGAACATGCTCCTTGAATCCAGTCTCACTGCGTCCAAGATTCACGCACAAGTCATTAAGATTTTGACGGTTACTTAAACAATGTATAATTTGGAGATCCTCCTCTGGTGTGTACCGTCTTCCGTAATTTACATTTCCAATTTTTTCATTCTGCTTCTTGCGAGACTTGTTGAGACACTTTGAAAGTTCTCGATTGAGGGTAATCCTGTCAGCATCAGAAAGGTTCATATCAGTAACCTTTTGAAGAGTGGTGATGACAGCATTGAACATTGTCCGAGAATCCATTTACTAAACAATGCTCGATTTGTTTAAACTAAATTCCATATCATATCTATCAAGCTGGTACCCGATGTGTTCATTTCCAAAAAACATTTGCCCAGTATCTGTGTCAAGTTGTAAAGTTTTAAAAGGACTTTCCAGTGTTCGGAGAACTATAACCTCCTCATCTCTTTCTATTTCAACCTTTTCAGGGTGACAAAAATCATCATAAAGAGGGTTAAAGGATACTATTGTCCCAAATGGGTATTCACATGACAAACCAGATCCCATTGTTTAATTTAAGATTATTCTTTTTATTACAATATAATAATGAGTGATTTGATCAAAGCAATTTACGCACTCCGGAAATTTACATTGTATGAAAAGTATGTTCTTCTTGTTCTCATTGCTCATTGGATGGATCGGTATCTCAAAACTCAAAAGGATATAGATTGGGTGGAGAGTCAACTCACACGGATGGAGAAGGAGGTGTTGAATCGGCAAGAACCATTTCACGTACCAACTCTTTGAATGAGATTCGTGGATACCAACTCAGAAGACGGTTCGCCTTGGATGCATCACCCTGAAGATGATCAACCTCAGCTGGTCTTTTAAACTCCTTTGAGGTGGTTACCAAAAGATTTGCATCTCGGTCGTACCCGTCGTTTCCAATCCAATTGAAAATAGGAGTTCCTCGTACTCGACACGCCTCCTCCACGAAATCCCGAATGGTTCGAGTCTCACCCGTAGAGACTACAAAATCCTGTGCGTCGGGGTACTGCATAATCATCCACATGGCTCGAACATAATCCTTGGCATGCCCCCAGTCCCTCTTTGCGTCGAGATTTCCAAGAACCACCGGTGGGTTGTTGAGTCCGATTGTAATCTTTCGAGTCACGAAATTTTCACCCCGGCGTGGAGACTCGTGATTGAACAAGATTCCATTGTAGATTTTCAAACCATACGATTCGCGGTAATTTTTACAAATCCAAAATGCAGAAACTTTAGACACCCCATAGGGGCTCCTTGGGTGAAATGGGGTGAGTTCATTCTGTGGAACCTCTAGAACCTTTCCAAACATTTCAGAAGTTCCCGCCTGATAAAACTTAATCTTGTCTGAAAATCCAGATTGACGAATCGCCTCCAACCATGAAATGACACTCACTGTATTCACTTGGAATGTATAAAATGGTTGATCGAATGATGTGTGGACGTGAGACTGTGCAGCCAAATTGTAAATTTCAATCGACTCGAAATCTTCGTACCTTTTCAGGATTTGATTATTTGACATGGCATCACACGAATCACTCTCCACAACTGTGATTTTATTCTGATCAATCAAGGGTTGAATCCACACATTCGATTTGAGGTTGGATGTTCGACGCTTGATACCAACGACTGTGTACCCATGGGTCAAAAGATATTCCGCAAGATAACTTCCATCCTGGCCAGTGATTCCGGTGATGATGGCAACCCTGTCCATTTGTTAGGTAGCCTTTTTAAACTTTAATTAGAGAACCCAAAAATATACCGATTGTGTTGTAGAGTATATCCAGTGGATTCATAATCTTGAATAAGTGTTCGAAACATTCCCAAAATACACCCAAAACCCAAAGAAGAATCCTCTTGTCAGGAAAAAGATATGAACCAAGTGCATAGTACAAAATATGTGATAGATTCCAGATTGTAAATTCTCTGGGACCATACTTTTTTCCCTCGTCTGATATGTTTCTGGTAAAGTATAAAAACTGCTTGGTATGTGGGTAATGAATCAAAGTGGTTTGCATAAACTTGTCAATTACGTTGATACCAAAAAGTACACCGACTAATCCAAGAATTATATAGTCCCTAAACTTCATTATTAAATGAACAATATAATCATCTCGAAATCCCACCAGAATGTAAGATGAATATACCCAGAATAATAACACCAAGGCCTATGTATTGAGATGGTTTATTCAACTTTTCACCAAGTATCAAATAAGCAGCTATGCTTTCAAGGAGAGCACTGATTCCATCCCACATCCCATTCACATAAAGAACATTTCCAGACTTGAGTAACTTTATTAAGAAATAAATAACCGCAATGTACCCAGCAGATCCTTTCACAAAGTCGATCGTCTTTCCACCTCTTGCAAAATCCTTATAACTAAAATCTCCAAATATTTCAGCTATTGAAATTGCCACTATACCAGAAAGGCTCATTTATATTATAAAAGAGTAAAATAAATGAGTTGTCCCTTCAAAAACATCTTTGGAAAACCCGGAACCGGACCACATTCTTTAAGGGTGGCTGATATTGCAGTTGTTGATTCACTATTAACGGTGATTGGAGCTCTTCTCATTTCAAAATATTTTAGGACCCCCTTCTTGATGACTCTTCTTCTCTTCTTCTTGCTTGGAGAACTTCTTCACTGGGTATTTTGTGTCGAAACCACAGTTATATTAAAGATAAAAAGTCTCTTAAAACAAAATGAACCATCATATTCAACAAATTCACACTGAAGCAATTCCAAAGTTTTGCAAGAATTGCAAGTATTTCAAACGACCAATTATATTTTCACCTCTGAGATATGGGGACTGTACATATTTTAGGTCAGTAAACAAGGTTGATGGGACGATTGTGTATCCATTGGCGGTGAATGTAAGACAAGATTATTGTAAAGATGTATTTTACGAAGAGAATGTCAACCCTATTACTAAACTATGTAAACTGCTCCTCAAAAATTTCTAGACATCGAGCGCGCTCCTCCTCTGTCAACTGACACCAGAGAGAGTACAACAGAAGCATGTTGATCCCCACCCGCGGCCTTACAAACACTGGCCCATTCTCTTCATTCATCACATTTAGAAGAATGAAGAAAACATCAATGTTACCAGCTCTCCGCTTAATCTCCAAAAACTGTCCCCAATCCTCAATGTCCCTCTTCAAGTTGGCATCAACCTTGCGAACTTGAGGAAGAGTGTTGCAGATCCGTTCACTAAGGGCACACGGGAGAGTCTCCCAGATGGGGTCCATGGACAAAATAAAATTTTGGACTCAGGTATCGTTGAAATCACTCTGTTCAAGAAACTCGATCCTGTTCACATGACTCCCATTTTTATGAATCTTTAGATTCTGTAGACGGACGTATCCACGCTCAAAATCTGGGTGACGTTTGAGGTCCAGGATGAACGGTTCACCACCCCAATATGGATCGACGATTCGAATATCCTGTTTATTCTTAAAGTGCAAATCGCTCACCGGGATGACATTCTCGGAATCTTCCATCACAAGGAGAAATACACAAAAAGTTTCCCTTTGAACATTTTGAGTTGGGTCAGTGGATGCGGGAAGCATGGCACAGTCAAGACCTAGAAATTGCATATCGAGTTTTTTGAGACCCCCAAGATGAAATTGAACATTGACGAGAACCTTCCCTTTCCCCAAGAGAACATCACCTTTTTTGATGTCACTTATGTGCACGAGAGAACGATTTGCCATGATGACACGTGTATCCGGATGAAAGGCGGGGAATGAGAGGTCCATTGAGTTCCTAGTGTTAAAATTTCAAGACGCATTCACATTACATGGAATTCTTAAAAGAAATTTCTCAAGAGATTTACACTGAGCTGGGATCTGGACACACCGAGTCTATTTATCAACATGCATTTGAAACCGAACTACGCATTCGGTGTATCGAATACGAGTCTCAAAAAGTTGTACCAATTACTTACAAAAATTTTAATGTAGGTTATGGTTTTGCTGATATCGTGATTGACGATGCAGTCATTGAGCTTAAAGCTATAACCAAACTTCGACCACAAGACCATACACAGGTTCTAAATTATATGGAGATGCTTACTATCAAAACAGGATACCTCATAAATTTTGGAGGTGCACACGGGGTTGAGTTCTCCTTAAAGAAATCAGACGAGTGAAGGTGAATGGACAACTGTAAACAGTTGGACAAATGTGAAAAGTTGGACAAATGTAAACAGTTGGACTGGCTCTTCATCGGCCCGACTCCCCTCTCTGGAATTGGACAAGTCATGTTGAAATATTCTCAAGCTGCAAACGGAAAGCACCTCGTCTTTGGTGAAAAGATTACTCAAAAATTCGATTACATATTGGCATTCGTTTTACCTGTAAAGGAATATATAGACATGGCAAAAGAGTACCAAAAATATGCCAAAAATACGTTTTACGCCATGACCATATGCGAGACTCTCACAGTTCATACGAGTTATCTTGGAATATTTAAAGAGTTTGAAAATGTATTGACACCCAGTGAATTTTGCAGGAATGTTTTCAAAAATCAATTTGGTGTGGATTCCACCGTGGTTCCGTTGTATCAGAGTCCAACTCCAGAACGACTTTTTCCAACTCTCCAGAGTTGTCCCTACACTTTTTACACGATTGGTAATCTGGCTGATCCCAGAAAAAACATAAGAATGTTGGTGGATGCATTTATAAGGTGCAATTTTGGGTCAAGTGCGCGTCTTCTCCTCAAGGCGACGTGTGCCCAAGATTTTCACATGAACATACCAAACGTTCAAGTAATAAACGGACTCATCTCGGATGAGGATCTGGAGAAACATGTCCACAATAAAGCTCACTGTTACATAAACTGTTCTCATTCAGAGGGTGTCGGAATGGGAGCAGTGGAGGCGGCTCTCAGAAATAAGCCAGTCATCATAACTGATTTTGGAGGACTTAAAGAATATGTAAAAACCCAATACACAATAAAATGCACACCGATTGCAATTGGTAACAATGCTGAATTTTTATTCACACCGGATATGGTGTGGGGACAACCAGACAAGGGACAACTCATAACATTCATGAAGGAGTGTTTTGATAAAAAGTTGACGATTCAAGAGCATCCAGAGACTATTCTAAAAGTTAACCAAGCCCTTATGTTTTTTTCCCATGCCGAGTGCAATAACACTTATAATCTGGATTAATCTTGAGTTTACACTTTTTCCCATCCATGTTGATCGCCTCGCATATTTTACTGTTATCCTTCAACTCTGGCGCCTTTGGAGGCTTGTCCAGTACCACGATTGTTGGTCTCTCATCACGAGCCTTTTTTGCAGCCGCCACGTAAATCTCAATCGCCCTTTCCAAATTCATCTTTGAGTTCATCCAAGGTTATATTTTCGCTGATATTCACCTTGGTTCTGTCAAATGTTCTGAGATTATTGGGATGACTCTTGTCGGTTCTTGTGATTATTGGAGTCCAGCTCCCTAACCTGTACACACATTCCAAAATTTTCCCCTCTGGTGCCCCCTGCATCTCTTGAATTTTTACAAACTTCGAGTCACTTTGAACACATAGATACCCATCACTCACTATGAAATCAACTGTGTTTTTGAGACACTCCTTCCACTTGAACATTGTTCTGTGTGTCCCAAGACGAACCGGTTCATTGACTGGGGTCAAAATAATTCCATCAGTCTCTGGGCTCAAAGAGAGTTTCTTTATATCAGACAGTGGAATCATAGGTTTGGAAACCACCTTTATCGCTGCTGGAACTATAACCTTACAGAGTGCCTTTACTCTTGAAAGTCTCTCTATAAGATTCATGGTTCTGAGATCCTCCCCGTTTATACAAACCGCATCGTGAACTATAAAGGTGTCCCCTATGAGTTCCCCATCCAAAAGTGTATTCTTGTGAACAGTCAAAGAGACGAGACGGTACTCAAATGATCTATTTACAAGGGCACAGAGTTTCAAGGGTCCATCCATGAAACAAACTAGTATGTGTCGAACCCCATCGGTTTTTTCACACACGAGGTATTTGTGATTTTTTATGTGATTGAAATGTCTCCTTTCGATTGAAATTGGTTGGGGGCCAGGGAATCGGTTAATGTCCGATGAACCCCATATGTCATAAACAAATTGTTTAATTTTTTGGTCCACCATCAGTTGAAACCTTAATGCCCGAAGTCTCTAATATGTTTCCGACACACTCGTATGTGTAATGACACAGGGCAGCCTCTTCGTTCAAAACTCCAATTTTGATTCCATCATCTTTCAGTTTACTGAGCTGAATACTTGACCCCATTTTTTTCAAAACCGCCTTTGAGTCGTATGCAATAATTCTTCCATCACCCTTTGAGTATTCAGAAACACCTGGTGAAATTTCACGCGTCAAGACACTTATGTCAAATTCTAATCCCCTTTGATTCGGGGGCTCACTTGAACCCATGCGGGTCTTTGTCTTGAATTTTTCCCAATCGATATTTGATAAAACAGTCGGCACAACCATAACCTTGACACTGTCAGGGAATGGAGCCAAGAGTTTTTGGATCGTCTTTCCATCGATTGATACTGCATAATCTATAAATATGAGTCGATCACACGTTTTGAGCAACTTTGGAAGTGGTTCACCAGAATTGATGTGAACATCGAGATGAATCTGATTCATCTTGCAAAGCATTCCAAAATTCAAAACGGTGTGAAGAGTTGTTGTGTATATGGCATCATTCACAGAACGGAGACAGACTGTAATTTTGGACAACCCCATTATGGTGTAGTAGCCCTTAACCTTTAAGTCGTCCAGTGAATCGGATGTTGCCAACGTGTCCCAGAGTTGTCGTCACATCTGCGAAAATTTGTCCCCCAATCGCCTGCCACCGACGACAAAAGGCGTAATCTTCCGAAAGATATCTGCGATTCACTGGATCAATCATGCAATCAAAAATGGCACAATAATCATCCAAATCCTTATTCTGGTGATCATTCTTGCACATGAGTTCGGGATACGCAGCGTACATCTTTTCAATCACAGACCTCTTGATACACATGAACCCCGTGGGGCCATCCAGCACCTCTGTGAATCCATTTTCAATCTTAGATTGGGCATATTTGAAATTCATAACAAGAGAACTTGAAACACGGGACAGATCCATGGTTCCACCATTGAGCACCTCTCGCTCAGCTTGGTCCCACATAATAACCTTCTTTGGATAACAAGCCACCGCCACATCGTGACCAGACTCCAAGAGACGAACAACCGAATCAGGGTTGAAATGAATATCAGCATCTATAAAGACGAAAAAATCAGCATCGGTTTTATACAAGAAACGAGCAATTGAAATACAACGACCGCGTGTGATGAGAGATTCATTCTCTGTGGTGTCCACCATCATCTCTATATTCTTTTTACAACACACATCTTGGAGCCCAATCATACTCTCTGCATACTTTACTAGACACAGTCCACCGTAGCAAGGAGTGCTCACGAAAATCTTCATTTAAATATCAACACATGATGTCTTTAAGATGTTTTCAATCTTGACCAATGTCGGAATAGACACCCCGCATATGTGTGCTATGTCCCCCCTTTGAATGTCATACCCAAAGTTTTTCAATTGTGTAAACAAAACACCAGATACTATACCCTTTGGAGTCTTTCCAAGAAGCTCTGGGATGTTCTCGACACTCTTGCATAATGAAATGAGCTTCATCCTCATCTTACCACGCTCCTCAATGGGAATACAATCAATCTCGTTGAAAATCCTAGAGAGAATGTTGGATGCATTTGCAGACTCTTTGATATCCTCCCCCGTAATTTCACTGAAAAGTTCACTGGTTCTTGAAATGTCCTTCACTGGAATGCCAAACGCACTCGCAATCTCCTCAGTTGACCTCGAGACTCCATTCTCTTTGCAAGAGTACAAAACACAATTCGCCTTGATACCTTTTCTGACGGCACCGCGAGTCAATTTATCCTCATTGAATTTGCGGTAAATCTTCTTGGCATCTTCTATAATATTTTCAGGAATACCAAGTGTCCTTTTACACACAGTGTCAAATTCAACATACGCATGATAGAGAGCTCGATCTCTATGATTCATGGAGGAGTGAAAGTTGATTTTAGCCATCTTTTGACAATTCTTCCCCTTTATGATTGTCCCCATACCCCAAGCCTCTGAATACAAATCAAGATTCTGAGCCATACCAACGCGGCACGGATCATCACCACCATCCTCATCGGGACCACCTGCCCACTCTGGTTCATCTGAGATGAAAGAAACATCCTGGAGTCCGCAAGTTGTACATGTGGGTAATTCAAGGGAGAAAGTTTTCAACCCTCCACATCTACAAAAGAATTCATTTCCAACCGCTTCCAAATGTTCCTCTTCCTTCTTGAGAGCATCAAACTGAGCCCATATTACCTCCATCATCTTGTCACCATCTTGTATTTTTTCACGAGCCAATTCACGCGCCTTGTTTTTTCTTAAATATCCAGATTGAAACAAGAGCTGATACCAACAAGAAAACAAACCATCTACCCCATGTTCTCTTCTCCTTGATTATTGGGGGCAGCGGAGGAAGTTTAGGAATTGGAATCTTTTTCTCTCGTTCTTCTTCCCAATCGAGTTCTCCTGTCGGTTTTTCTGCTGTCGTGAATCTCAAGATGACTGCGTTATCCTCCAGACCCTGGAAATTGACGAGGTTTCTACTCTTATCATACCATGCGATGCTCAAACGATCTATACTTGATATAGGTGGGTCATAGGTGATTGAGATTGGATAATCGTTATTTTTAAAAATCTTTACAGTGTTTGGAGCAACATCCATGGTGATTCCTGTGAATAACCCGGTGGCATTCTGAGCATTGTATGCTTTTGAGGTGGCATCCTGAAACTTTTCGTGACTCAGTTCCGAAATGTTCAAGAATAAAAAGTCATTCTTTGACATGTCCCCAACGGTTGGAGACTTGACATAATATTTGAACCCTGCAGTTGAAAAAACTGGAGAGGTTACAGAGATGACTGTGTACTGCACATTTTTTGTAAAGCCAAGAAGAGTCGCCATGTCATCGGTCAAAATTGTGATGTAATCTGTTCCAGTGTTTGAAAAGAAGATAAACTTTCCTTCTGCAGGTAACCAGTTAAAGTCACCTCCTGGTAATAATTGGTTTATTGCAGTTGCTATAGTCGCTGGATCTGAGTAAAATCCGGTTGGTATCTGATAAAGTGTCCCGTTTATATCCACCTGAGGGATCGTCGATGTTACATTGAAAACTGTGTTTGGGACTCTAGCAACAATAACTTCAACTTTTGTTATGTTTTTTATGGGGTACGGTAAATACATTGTGTATGCATTACCAGATGGGTAAGACACTGTATCTCGATTCCCTGAGTTTACGTGAACATACGTGTTCATTCTTAACACTATACAACTTTTTCACTCGTTGATCTTAAACTTTCTCATCTGATCATTCACAAACTGCTGATCACCACAGATGCCACCTGGATTATCGGTACGGTTAAAGTAAGCTGCATCCTTTGAGGGGCCTGGTACACACTCAAGTTTATCTGGGAGACCGAAGAATGCACCTGGCTCCATACCGGTTCCTGAAATATTCAGGGGGGCACCCTTGACATACTTGGAGATGAGCTGAGGAAAAAACAGCTTGACGAAAATCAAACCCAAGAGAACGAGTATGATCAGTTCATAATTGGAAGACATTTATAGTACACTACGAAAAATATCTGCGTTTGTCTTAAAGACATTTTCACTATTAACTCTAACAGATGGATTTTGATTTGGATGAGGATGAGAGAGCCTTGATGGATGAGATCAACCTGGTTCAGGATGGTGGAAGACAGGAACCACGGCGTCCACCACCATCTCGTGGTTTCAGAAAGGCGGTGAATTTTGCACCCGAGGAGGATGACATAGGTGCTTTCGTCAATGAGAATAAGATGGAGGGTACAGGACCACCTCCAGCTGAGGAGTGGGATGGTGGAGAGAATCCTGAAGTTCAGTATCAGCGTACAAGCATGCCATCTGGGCCATCGGAGGGGTACAAGACGATTGATGACGAAAAGGCAGATCTCCTAAACAAGATTAGTAGACTTGCAAAAAAAGGTATCCTCACGTCAGCCAAGTTGAACATCTATTCAAATGTCGAGGATATTCGAGCAGAGTTTAAGAGAATGTCATACTCCATCGAGGTTGATCAGTCTGTAAAGTTTCAGAGACGTATGTTGATTGCATGTGTATCCGGCATAGAGTTTCTGAATAAAAAGTTTGATCCTTTCGATCTGGAGTTGGATGGGTGGTCTGAGAATGTCATGGAGTCCCAGGGTGACTATGACCCTGTGTTTGAGGAACTCTATGCAAAGTATCGAACCAAGGTGAATGTAGCTCCAGAGATTAAGCTGATTTTCATGGTTGGTGGTTCAGCCATGATGTTCCATCTGAGCAAATCCATGTTTAAGAAGTTTATTCCCCAACAGAAGCAACAGTCTTCGGTTGATGATATCCAACGTGGAGGTGGTGGAGGTGGTGGGCGTGACATGAGAGGCCCGGGTATTGATCTCACCAGTCTGGGTGGTGGCATCGATCTTTCAACCCTCATGAGTTCACTGCAGCCACAGCAGGATAATGACGATGCAGTCTCTGACATCATCTCAATTACATCCAGTGGAATACGGGACATTGATGCAGGAGCACCCAGGACCAAAAAGACTCGCAAGAACAAAAAAGAACTCGTATTATAAATGATAAGTTATGCATTATTGGATGACGAACCACAGCGACCACCCCCTTTACTTAAAGTACCAGATGAATTGCCTCCACAAATACAACAGGAATCGGAGTGCACTATAATACTTTTTATGTTCATAGGTGCAGTCATTGCACTCTCCTTACTCGAATCACGAAAATAGACAAGGTGTCTCTGGCTCCCCGTCATATATCTTCTTACGTTTGTACCACATCTGTTTAAAAAGGGACCAATTGTCCACAAAGTCCCAAATCTCTTTAACGGCCCCCATTGAACGCGTGATACGCCCAACCGCTTGCTTCACGTCAGAGTGAGGTGTGGTTAGAAAGAGGGTGTCCAATTCAGGAATGTCGAGACCCTCATATGCAAGACTGAATGTTGATACGAGCGTTCCTCCCCCCAATGTTGGTACTCCTTTCGATCCCCCCATGTGTATACTCGTCTTCTGAGGATCCAATTGTGAATACAGGTACTCACAGTGACTTCGACGGTCACTCAGAACCAGAATCTTCCGGTCTCTCGCTTGTGCCTCCTGGATGCACTTGAGAATCAGTTGATTTCTTTCAGGTATGGTGGTGAGTTCCGTCACCATGGTGCTCATGCAAATCTTTCCAAATTTATTCAGGTGAGGACCCTCCTTAAATATGAGCGGATGATCAAAATCCACCTTATTTATAGAGAATTCAGATGCATTTTGTGTCATTGTGTAAAATGGATTTCCGAGAAACCAATACAAGATTTTGGTGAGACCATCCTTTCTATCCGGAGTTGCTGTGAGACCCAGAGTATATTCAGGCTTCATCTGAAGCATAACTTGTGAGAATGCAGGAGCTCCGATGTGATGAGCTTCATCTATAATAACCAGACCAAACATGTCAAATGCATTTTCAGCAAATTCTCTGGTGCACAGAGTCTGAATCATAGCAATGACATATTGGTGCCCATCCACATCCCATTTTGAACTTTGAATTCTACCCACAGTAGATCCATCAGTAAACTGTGAGATTCTTTCAATCCATTGGGATGCCAAAAACTCCTTGTGCACTATGATGAGAGTTTTTCTCTTCATCTTGGCTGATATGGCAATTGCTGTTATGGTCTTTCCTTGACCACATGGGAGACACAAAACTCCATTTCCCTTGAAGCTTTTTAGAGCCTCCTTCTGGTGACTCTTCAAAGTTCCATTAAAGTGTATGGAGACATCTTGACCCTTGACGAAAGGTTGCTTGGACTCGTCAAAAAATCTTGGAATGATGAGTTGACCATTGAGTTCCCTGTAGACCCTGAACGGTTTGGGTCTCATACCCATTGCGTTTTCATTTGCTCTGACTGTGAGTTTCTTCTTGAGTTCATTCATCCTCTCTAACATGTGTTTATAGATTTTAACACCTTGTAGATGTCACCTTCCCATAAAACGTTCTTGTATTGGATACCCGAAACCGAGTCACCCTCCTGAAGTTCATAAAGGGTTTTGACCCCCTTGGGAATCTCACACATGATTCTATTGTACCGAAAAGGAATTTTGTAAACAACTTTATCAATCTCGATGTACTTTCGAGGACCGACGGAATAAATCGGTCTCGTGACTTGGTTCATTAAAAATGTAACACGTGTAATCATTAAATGATGAGAAGTCGAAACAACAACATCAAGAGAGATTTTTTGAGTAAATGGGTCCGTGGTGGACACAGAGTCCTCGATGTAGGGTGTGGACAAGGTGGGGATCTTCACAAATGGAAATCTTTGGGTGTCAAGGATTTGATTGGCGTTGATCCAAATCCTCTTGCGATTGAAGAAGCAAAGAGAAGAGCGAAAAATATTTTACCGAGTGCAAAGTTTTACATTGGGACAATTAAAGATGTTCCAATTGACTCAAAATTTGACGTCATCTGTTATAACTTTTCGATGCAGTATGAAGACCCGGGTAATTACCAGTACATTGCGTCTCTTTTGAATCCAGGAGGGTACCTTTTGGGAATCGTACCTGATAAAACACGGTTCGAGTTTGCCAATGATGATGGTATAGTTTTGGGAAAGATTTCAAACGGGGAGGTTTCGGTTTGGATTCCAGATACTCCATACTATGCACACGGGGCTGTGGTGGAACCAGTATTGGATCCTGAAGAGTTTATAAAGAACATTGGCTTAAAGCTCATACTCTTTGGTGAATCTTTTTCCATCTATTCAAAGTTTGTGTTTCAGTTTTAATGTTTCATCTTAGTAAGATGAAGTATCTTATCGGTACTCTGGTATTTGTAATAGTGGTTATACTCATCTTGAACAGGGAACACCCCATGCTCACCGAACTGAAAAAGAGGTACAACATTCTTTTAAATGCAGTTCAATTTCATGAAAAGTATGGTCATCTTTATCACAATCGATCAATCATAACAGGACTCAAGAAGAAGGAGGATACAATCGCATACAATATAAACAAGGGGTACGAAATTTATATTGCAATTGATGATGAAAGTGATGTAAACTCCGCCATGTATGTCCTTTTACATGAAATTGCACACACGACCGTTGAGGAGTATGATCACTCACCTGAATTTTGGGCAAACTTTAAAGAGCTTCGAGAGATTGCAGTGAATGCACATTTGTACTCACCTGTAAAAAATTCATTATACTGTGGTCAGACTATTAATGATTCACTGAGTAAGTCCTAAGAAGACTTCTTCACCACATACTTTTTGAACAAGAAGAAGAGAAGAGCAATCAGAATGGCGGATGCAATTGACCCATTCATCCCGTTAAAGTTGGGAACCATACCAGAGAGCTTCGTTTGTATAGATACCGAATATACTATTGCGCCAATTACACCCGCTATAACCGCATCGTACTGATCGTCAGTCAGATTGAATGGATTTTGCTTCTTTGGCTGAGGTTTCTTCTCTGGAGTTGGAAGGGAAAGACCAGTCACGCGACCACTGGTTGGGTTTGTGTACTGATCGGTATCAGTTGGTGGTTGATCAGCTGGCATGAGATCATCTAAAGAGGATGAAAATTCCATCATATTCATTTGTTGTATGTCCTCTTTTTTTTCCTCGAGTACAAACGTTTCATTTTTAGGCTGAATGATTTGACCAACATCAGTTGAACTAAAGTCTAGATTTTCCATGTTATTATATAAAACTTTAAATATCTTTATATATTAACATGACGGATCCGAACGTTTGGGGGCCACCAGCGTGGGAGTTTATCTTTGCAGTCATTGACCAGATGCCAGATGGGAATCCACCTGAAGGGTACATCTCCTTTTTTCATTCATTCATAGATGTTTTACCTTGTGGTGTGTGCAGAAAACATTATAGAAAATACCTCATAGCCAATGGACCTATACCGATACAGTCAAGAAACTTGACTCGCATCTGGTTTCAGAATCTTCGATATTACATTGCACAGAAAAAGGGGAAGAATCCGGATAGGAAAAAGTTTCTGGGGATTTTTTAGCCGACTCTTAGAGTCCTTTATATTGACCGACTCTTAGAGTCCTTTATCTTGACCGACTCTTAGAGTCGTTTTTACCTAACCATTTTCATCAAGACTATAGTGGCTGCAGCTGAACTGACATACTTTACAGTTGATTTTACAATATCCAGCCACGTGGGTCTTGGGAACCGAAATGTCATTGATGATGTATAATCTCCATTCTTTTGCTTTTCAAATCTCATTTGACCTACGACATCATTTGTAGTTTCATCATAGAGTACAAAGTGTCCGTTCATTTGTTTTCTCAAGACTTAATGTTTTAAGCCGTCTCAGATGAGACGTTCTCCCCCTCTTAAACGGAGTACCAGATGGAGTGTAGACTCTTTTTGAATGTTGTAATCCGCCATAGTGCGGTCATCCTCAAGTTGCTTTCCTGCAAAAATGAGACGCTGTTGATCAGGTGGGCACCTGATCCCGAAGCTTTCGCAACGGGGTGGACTATACCTTAAGCCATCACTGGGATTACCAATCCCTCAGACCCACAACCATCTAGTCTCTGAACCTTCTCCATGCTCTGGTGTACGAGTTTAGGAGCTTGGCTGCGGATTGCCCAATCTCTCATTTTTTTACCATTGGAGCCAGCAATTAACTGGGTTCCTCTTATACGTTTCCAAATAAGAGTGGTAATCAGAGCTCTAAGGGTGTTCCCGCAATTTGATCATGTCGCCGGTTTCCCGACTAATATCTGGATTTTCTGCATGTTCGGATAATATATGTCGCCTTCTTCCACTTGGTGAAGCATAATCGTTTTCACAATGATAACACTTAAATCTGTGTTCAATACCAGTCTTCGCTTTTACAAAAGCATCATCAATTTGCTTGATTTTATAAGGTATTATCATATATGGTCTTATGTCATTTATAAATTTTTTTGCGTCATGATGATATAATACCCATTCAATGAAATTCTAGTTCTTTCTCTAATTGAACCACCCCATCTTTTTTGACCAATATCAAGAGGTGTACGATCATTCTGAGAAATAGAAACCCTAAAACGCATATTGTTAGACATACCCTTCACCTTCGTAGAATCCGGCAAACCAAATAATTTCATTCATTTGATTTTATATCTTTATCATCCTTAATTATACAGACGGAGATCGCAACAGTTTTCCCATTTACAGAGCTCCTGATGTAAATGGCTGGATATTTTTCGGCACCCCTAATTAATGCCCTCCTTGTCTTGAACTTTAGCCTTTACATTTGCAATTGTGTCCGAAGACTCCACCTCGAGAGTGATGGTCTTCCCCGTGAGAGTCTTGACGAATATCTGCATTTATTTATAAACGATACTTTTTTTTATATGGATACATTCGATGCATCGAGAACAGCTTTCAAACAAGATTCGATGGCACTCAGAATGATTGTATCCTGAACCCCGTGAATCACTTGATTCAGAGTCATTTCAACGTGTTTGAGAGCCACATCGTTAATCTCGGTTGGAAAAAAGGAAAACATGGTGGTTTTTGCAGCCGCTTTATAAAGTACAATTGGGTTCCGGAGAGTCTTTCGAACTCGTATCCTCACCACAGTGACGCTCTTACCCAAGCATTGTTGATGTCTCATCTTAATATAAAGATTTGATTATATAATATATAAAATGAAACGTTTTCTTGCAATCATCATTAGCGTATCCACACTTCTTCTTTTTCGTCGGAGGGTTCCAGAACCAGAGCCTGAACCAGAGCCAGAGCCAACTTGGAGGTGGCCTTTTCACGCAAAGACTGAGTAATTGTAGAATCCACCTTTTTGCAACGCCACATGTACCAAACCAAAGAGTACACCTGAACCTATACCGTTAGCGTATACTGCTTCTTGTGAAGCTCCGTGGTTCTTTGAGACGTATGCAGAACTCACACCCGACGCAATTCCGAATATGAGCACTTCGAGTAATAAACTTGAATTGGTCAACGGGACATTTGCCTGATAAGCAAAGTACACTAATAAAAGAACCGTAAGAGTTGACCCAACAATAACAGGCCACTTTAAAACCTTTTCCTCATTATTCTCAGTTTGCGTTGCATTTGCACTATTCACAGAAACTGAGTTGAATCCAGAAAATTCTAAAAGAACGTTCAAAACAAAGAGTAACAGAAATGTCATTATTCCAACATCAAATGAAAAAGAACCTCTTAAACCTGATATGATCAGAAGAGCAAGTCCACCGGTTGCTCCTGTTACAAGACAATCATTCATGAAACTTCTCGGTTTATCATTTATGTACCCCACGTGAACGTCTTTATATGAGAGGATAATGAGTCCGATGATAAAAACAATCTTTGAAAATATAAGAACAAACTTGAAGCTATCAACTGCGCTCATTTATTTTCGTCTCAGATATTAAATGCCTGGATGTGGATGCAATGCATTTCCCGGTCCTCCAAAGGTGAAACCAAAACCAAAAAAGAGGGTTAAAAAGAACAAACAAAGTAAACGTAAATGAACACCAAGGCTCTCATTGCTCTGATCAACGATTGGGAGACCAAGCGCGTAGGTGGTGTTTCGGTTGAGGAGTTTGCCAAGTCTCAGAAGCCACCGAAGAAGGAAGCTTCTGAGAAGAAGCCCAGTGAGTATCAGAATTTCCTGAAAAAGTGGCGTGAGGATAACCCGACTGTCAAGGGGAAGGAGGCTATCAAACAAGGGGCTGAGGCTTGGAACGCGGTGAAAGCCAAAAAGTAGTGAGTCACGTGAACTGGTCCGGGACAAACACGAAGACAAACACGTAGTGTTTGGATGGATATCCCCCGTGACGAGGAGGAGTTTGGTAACGTTCCGGATTGGACCAACGAATGGGATTGGGTGGAGGATCCATATGAAGAGTGGGATGAATATTGGAACAAGATGAGGTTGTATGCAGCGGGGGTGATCCAAAGGGCATGGAGGGAAAGACGAATAAAAAATATAGTAATATAGTAAGTGATGCTAGAAAAACTCATTACTCGTTATGAAGAGTGTAAATTTTATGAATCGGTTGTCAAGAAAAAAGGGTACAAATTTTCTGCTAATCTCAAGCAAGCTCGACAAGCTGTTCGGAACGCTGCACAAGATATAGCAAATTATTCCTTTTTGACTCTCAACAGAAGAAAATCTTCAATCTTGAATATTGTGGATCCAATTGTCGAAAAATTTAAAATGAAAATCTTCCTCCTTTCTTTAAATAGAATCGGAAATCCATTTTGCGTTGATGAAATGTCGATTATTTTGAGGTACTACTTTAAATGAATAAAATCTATAACAATATTTATGTCGGTGATAAAACGAGTCCGGAGCTCGATCCAGTTGCGTGCAACTGTTCCTTCGACCTCATAGTAAATTGCACCAAGGATCTTCCAACCAATTCAAAAGGTATTCCTGAACTACGAGTCCCGGTTGATGATACACCCGATGATCAAAGTGAAATGTTAAAGTATCTCCCTTGGATCACGTACCAGATTCATCAAGTTTGGTCAAATGGTGGAACGATTCTGATTCATTGTTTTGCTGGAGTATCGAGAAGCGCAACGGTGTGTGCAGCATATCTCATGAGGTACCACGGGTTTGGGTCGGTTCAGGAGACTGTGAGATATATGAGGTCAAAGAGACCCATTGTATTCGGGAATGCAAATTTTAAAGATGCTTTGGAAAATTTTAATAACATGTATCATTAATGGATGGCTTTGTTATAGCATTTGCTTTTGCAGTGGTTATATTAGTGCTCGTTATAGTTTTC